ACATAAGAAATAAAAATTTCAATGTTAATGAAAACGCTTTTGATTTCTTTGACAGTATGAAAATAAAGGAAATGCACTTGTTGATTAGAAAAAGGGAAACAGTAGGAAGCACTTTAGGAATGCAGACACCGTTAAATACAAACACAAGCCAACTTGGTTTTAATGGCGGAAGCACTACTTACACTACTTTAAAGGAGGAAGATTTATGATAACAGATAAACTAAAAGAAATATTAGCAACACGGATAAAAGACATTGTTGATGGAGGCAAGTTAGGATTGGGTGGAAATACTACAAGCCCCGTAGCACTTGACTTAGATGTGCCAATTACAGGAACGCCGACAATTAGTGTTGAAAAATCAAATGCTAATGTGGTTCAAATAATGGTTGAGGAAGTCGGGTCTAATATAACAGGGAAACTGATAAGAGAGATGGCTTTTTTTGATGGAACAGATATGCTTGGCAGGGTCAATTTTGAAGCAGTTGGGCCATTTAGCGGAACAGAAAGAATACAGATTTTTTTAACAGTAGAGGTTGAGTAATATGTCCACATCTATAAATAACCCAAAATTTTTATCTACAAACGATTCACCGGAAGCGAATGCCTTTACCCCAACTAATCAATTAGTTGATGATGCAGATTTTCCACATTCCGGTTTATTTAAGGTATTAAATTTAGCAATAGCGGGTAATTATGCTACTGCGGGGTTTAATGCAACGGCTGTCACAAATACAAGTATAACGATAGCCGAAGGAACAGTATTTAGGCAAGGAAAATTAATTACTGTAAATAGTGGCAGCACCCAAACAATAGCAAATGTTCCTGCAACTGCTAATACATACCATTTACTTGTTAATGCGACAGGAACAACTACTTTAACCTTAAGAAGCGCAAACACTACTAATTCAATACCTAATTTTACCGCAGGAGATGTTGTAATAGCAGTATTAAAAGGCGGAACAACACCAATGCAAATACAGTATTTGACATTTAATCAAGAATCAAACACATTAAGTTTAGGAAGAAGCAATAGCGGGGCTTATGTAGAAGGTTTAGAAATAGTAGCGAATGGGGCAGTTAATGGTGATTACGATATTAACTTAAAAGAAAGTAATGGTGATTTAGCAATAAATACACAAGCCGGAACACAAGCATTAAGAATTGATGGACAATATGCAAATGTAAGAATAGGCGAAGGAGGAACTTCTGTTGGAAATGAGTTAGAAATAGCGGGAACTGCTTCTGCTGTCACTAATAGTCCTACTTTAGAATTAGAAAATAATAATTCTACTTCAACCTCATCAAGACTACAATTCACAAGAAATTCAGCAGGTTTGACCGATGGTGCTACTATTGGTGATATTGTTTTTATAGCAAAAGATAGTTCAAGCGGTTCTTATGAATATACAAGAATAGAAGCCCAAATTGATGATGAATCAGCAGGAACAGGTGATGGAAGATTAATATTTTTTGCACAAAAAGCAGGAAGTGAAGTGGAATTTATTAGATTTGACGGTAATAATGGAATTATATTTAATGAGGGTAGTGCAGTTATTAATTTTAGAGTTGAAAGTAATGGTGATACAAATATGTTATTTGTTGATGCAACTAATGATAGAGTCGGAATCGGAACTGGAACTCCTACTGAAGCATTAGATGTGGAAGGAACAATTGCTGCCACAGGACAAGGCGGAGCAATAAAGGCATCAACAACTATTCATAGCCCACGATTAGAAGTTGTCACTTCAAATAATGCTTCTTTAACTTTAACTGCGGCTACTCATGCAGGAAGATATTTGATGTATTCTGCTTCAAATGGAACAATTACATTACCTGCTACATCAACTTCGGGAGAACATTATACTATTCTTAATTTAACAGGTGGTAATATTACAGTTGCTCATGGAGGAAATAATATTAATGGAGCAGGTGCTAATATTACTGTTGCTACTTATAATGGAGTGACTTGTATTTCCGAAGCAAGCAATAATTGGGTTGCATTAGGAGTTTGATTACTATGTATAATGCTATTGCGGGTTCTTGTGCTGAAATAGAGGCTAATGCTGGGGGTGGTGGTGCGCCGGTTGCTTCTGTTAGTCCGGCTACAACTTCTTCCGGTAATTACGACAATGCAATTAAATTAGGATTATGGAACGACCAATTAAATGATTATAGTTTTTCTAATGGAATAAAAAACGGGTCAGCATCCTCCTTTGGAACTGCAAGTAATCCAACAAGAACAACTCAACTAATATCAGTTTCAGCCGCCGATTATTTCAGTTCATGGCAATCGGGCGGAACAAGTGCAAGTTATATAATCATTGGGGGATATATTAGAGAAAATAATTATACTTCTGCAAATAAACATGACTGGAAGGTTCATTCTTCGTCAGCAATAGTTAGTCAATCATTTACAAACGGTTGTAGTCTTCAATTGTTTCCAGCCGATGATACAAATAGAACTAATCAAGATAATACCGCCATGAATACAAGTGGGGATTTAGGGATATATGCTAATTTTACTTATGTTAATGGTAGTGCTTATCAAATGGTTGTTATTGCACACGCAAGCGGTAGAGGGCAATCCACATTACCCGCACAGGGAGATTCTTTTACTATTAGAATAAGTGTTGAAGACCATGACGCAAATAATGCATTTACAGCGACACATGATATTACAGTAGCATTTACATGAGGAATAATTATGACAAGAATACAAGTTAATATCCCTACCGGAGTTTCCGGTGATTTTGAAGTAGCGCATTATACAAATCAAACGACAGACAGACAATGGCAAATGTATCTTAATATGAAAAATGAAAGTCATTCTAACTATTGTGTCTTAATAAAAGATGGTTGCCCTATGCCAATTATGCAAGACTCCGAAGGAGAATATAGAGAACACCAATGGTTATGGGATAATGCCGTAGGAGATGTATTTATTGGTGGATTAGGAATAGGGATGGTAAATGAATTTTTAATTAACGCTCCTAACATTAATTCGGTGACAATTATAGAAAACTCTCAGCATGTAATTGATTTAGTTTGGCCTTATTGTGCAAAAGATAGTAGATTTACTTTAATTAAAGCAGACATAGAAACATGGACTCCCCCTGCTAATTCACAATGGGATATTATGTGGTTTGATACATGGTGTAGTGATAATATATTGTCTTGTAATGGCTATATAAACGCTATGACTAATAAATATTCTCAATACTGTAATAAAATTGGCTTTTGGGGAAGTTTGCCTAACCCCCTCCTATCCTAATAAAGCAAATCCTCTCATTTAGTCGAACAAAATTCAAAATAAGCGAATAAAAAATTCTACTTTTTAAAAAACCAAAAAAAAATGAAGGAGGCCGAAGCCCCCCTCATTTAGTTTTATCCGACCATATTCCATTACAAGCCCTGCATTCCCACAATTTTACTTGTTCGGGCGAACCTACATAAAAGCCTAATAGCCTTCTCGCTACCGTTTTTTCGCCACAGTAGCGGCATTCTTGTTTTAAACTCATACAATCACTTGTTTTTGTTATCTTCGCTCATCAAACGCTTCATATATTCTTCAACGCTTTCATCGGTGATATTAGTTCCACCGAAAGCGGCAAAGAAAAGAAGCATAAGAATTACGACGAAAACAAACAAGCCAAACCATTCCCAGCCAGTCATCACCAATCAACCTCCAATTCTTTATGTTCTCCCTTTTCCATAGAAAAGGCTTTTACTATTCCATTATCTTGTCCATATTTCCAAAGGTCATAAACTAATTGAGTATCTTTCATACAATACTCAACTACTTCATCATATTGACCCATCTTCCATAATTTAGGAGCATCTGCACTATCCATTAATTTAAAATCATTCATAGTGCATTTAACTAAATTTTTGAGTGGAAATCTTTCCTTATGTTCTTTCATTAAGATACGGCTTGTGTCTATAAATTGGTCTTCTTTTAAATATTTATTAATACAATAAATGTCCATAGAATCCCTTAATATAGGCAAATCAAAAGCCTTAATGTTATGCCCCAAAAGAAGTCCTCCTTTTTGAAAATGATTATCTAAATCGTATTTTAATTCGGATAATGATTTAATAATGTGACCGGACTTAGCAAAACTATCCATTTTTTCATCAACATAAACTGTTCCGGTTTTACCATCCCAAGTAGCAACAGTAGATACTTGAAACATATGAGTATTACCAAAACCGCCTATGTCATAAGACATATTTTTAGTTTCTAAATCAATAGCCAATACTGACAATCTACTCACCGTTAGACCAAAGTTTGCTAATTTTTGCTGCTTCTTTATCTACCTTTGGTGCTTCATCAATATCTGTTCTTCGCTTTAAAAAGCAAACAATCTGTGAACCAGCAACAATTAGTTGAGAACAACATTCCCAACCATCATCTCCATAAGTATTTAATGTGTCAATTATTACTTTTGGCCCTTTCGCTACTTCAAAAACTAAATATGTATTTTCCCATTTCATTCATCATCACCTTTTATTATTTTAATATATGTTGTTCGACCTTCTTTCTTTTCTTCAAACTTGTGTCTAATAACTTCATAATACCTGTAAATCTGCGCTCTTGACTTTTTGGCTTTGGTCTTGACTTCGGTTAGAAGGTTGGTCTTATTCACAAACCCTGCATCATCTTTATTTAACTTATCGTAGATTTCGACAAAAATTGGCTCTAAATTGTTTTCTGCGATGCTTCGCTTCTTCTGTCTCATGGTTCTTTCAAGCCAATCAACTAATGTCATGTAGCATTGTTTGATAATAGTTGCGGCTTGACGCACATTATGTCCTGTCACTTTAAATCTATCTTCTTCATTGTTAATAGATGGTGCGGAAGCAACGCTACAAAGAACAGACATTTTATACAATATTTTCATTAAACGAGTAGTAAAGTTTCCTGCAATAACCGCAACATCTTCTCTTGCATGTTGCATGATTTTTCTTAATGTTTCATATTCTAATGTTAAAACTTGGTTAAAGTCCGGAGTAAATGTCATTGTTTCAAGGGAGTTCTTATTCGCATCTTCCCATCTTTTCTTAGTCATGTTGTAAATAGTCATTAAAGCCTCAACATATCTATCAATTGGTGCATTTACTTCTTCTATTGTTCCTGCTTTTGCTATTTGCTCAAGTCTCATTTTGTGTTGGATAAATTCGGGAACTTCCCAACAATAAACAAGCATTCTTTGTAATACTCCCTTTTCAGCCATTACTTGATTAAGATTACTTGGAGGGTAAGTCATAGCAATTACTGAACGCTCACAAAAACATTCCATAACCATACCACCAAAAGAAGTTAATGCTTTTGATATTATCCAAGAATTACCCGATAATGAGTTCATTAAAGTGTTTAGATAAACAATTGAATTTTCTTTATGTTGAGTTTGTTTAAAGATACCGGAGTATTCAAATTCATCCCAATGGGCTAAACCATTTCCTTCTAAAACGCCCGGATTTCTTTCATATACATTTTCTCCATCATCATCTTGTTCTTTAGTAAAACCACCAATTAGAACAGAATCGGTATAATCAGTAATACCAAAAGTATCAAAGATTCTATTCATAGGTATATTGTTTTCATTTAAATATGGCGGGTGTGCGTTTTGTGCATTTATTCTCTTAAATACTCTATTAGCAACAGGGCCAACAAAATTCCATAGTGTTGATTTACCAGTTCCGCTTGTTTGAATCCAACAAAAGTGTATTCTTGTATCTTCATGGTTTCTTCCGTTAGGAATAGTAATAAAATCTTTACAAATCTGTCCTAAGATAGTAAAGAAACTTATTGCGGCAGGTATCTCATTATAGTGTGATACTTCAATTGCTGATTTTTGAAAGTCTCTAACGACTCTCGGTAGGGCTTCACTGAAAACACCTGCATTAGTTTCAAGCATTTCCATATATTCTTCTTCATTATATTCTTCATTCATATTTTCACCTTCTCTTCCGAGTTTAATGTGGAGATTATTCTTTTGGCTAAGGTTTCCCCAATACCTTCAATTGCTTGCAGTTCAAAAACTGAACATTCACCAATTTCCATAATAGAGCCGAATTGCTTTATTAGTTCTTTTGCCTTTTTTACTGATATTCCTTTAATACTTGTTAATAAATCTAATCTTAAATCATCTGTTGTTAATCTTTTAAATACTTGTGGTGCTATTGTTTCTCTTGTTCTTGGTTTCATTTTACTTACTGCTGTTATTATTGATGCCGCTTCTTCTTCTGTTTTTACCCAAAAGGGTTTTATGTCCGTGTCTAATACTATTCTCCCTAATGCTCCAAGAAACTTATTGTTTAACATCACGCTTCTTGCGGCTACGGGCAATTTACTGCTGGAATGTTCAATTATATTTAGTATGGCCTCACTAAGCGAGCCATAGATGATTACTACATTGGTTTGGTAATGTCTATCCATGTTATCAAGTTGAGTCCAAAGCCTTTTTGACATTACAGACCCGATGAAATCAATAGTGGATTTTGCTTCAAAGCAAACATCATCATAAACATAGTCGCCTATCTCAATCCATTTTTTCTCATGTGGAATGAATAGGGCTTTTGCCTTTTTCATTACTAAGTCGGCTAACTTGGACTTTTCTCTTGAATCAATTATTAGCATTTGAATACCTCCAACATTTCCCAACACAAAACCCATCACTAATCAGTTTATCACAATGAGGGGTGTTGTAATTATTATATACAGTAAATTTAGAATGTTTGATAGTTTCACTTTTATCCCAATCCAACCATACTGAATCGGATTCAGCAAATACTCTTTCTAATTCTTCAACTACTAATTTATGCACTTGCGTTTTATCTGCTTGATTTACTAAATCAGTATAGCCCGATAATAAATCTCGATACCAAGATACCAAATATGCTCTTGCTAAATGCGTAGGATTTTCTACCATAACGGCATTATGCAAACAAGGCAACATAGGCAAATTACCAACTGTTGAAGGCACAGAAACCGAGCCTTCCATAGCCTCAATAGGGGGTGCTTCGGGGAAAACTACCTCTTTTTTCCCGCTTTTTTTGAACGGTAAAAGGCGTGGCTCAAGAGCCATTGTTAGTATTTCTTCAATATCTAATCGTAAGTCATCAATTGTTAAAGGTATGCAATACCGAGCATTTCCTTTACCATCGGAAGAGGACATATTAACAGTATTGGGAACTCTTCTCAATCTTGTTTTCTGTCCAACTCTTTCATCTAATGAATTTTTCTTACCGACTTTTAAATCTAACAATTGTTTTATTTCTCTAAATAATGTTTGAACATTTCTCATGTTTTTTGTTGTCTTACCAAATAAGAATAAATGAAATCCACGACCTGAAAAAAATAAAGTATGTAAATAACTATTTTCAATAACCATTTCCATTACAACCTTAACATCTCTCCAAGCCATATCTAAATTATCTTCATGAGCATCAAAATCTAAAAAGATTCTATCAATAATTACACTATCCTCAACAGGCATAGTTTCTGTAAAATGTTCAAAATCATAAACGGTAGTATATACATTAGTTCGGTTGTTATGAGATTTAACAAACTCAAAGTATTCATTCTTTGTTGTCATCTTTTTTCTTTTCATTTGCGGAGCGTTTTTTACTTGACTCCCCGCCCAAACCATTCTCGGAAACTTCATTGTTATTACCTCCAAAATTAACTGTTGCAGTATTAAGCATCTGTTTAATTACTTCCGCTACATCTGCTTGTATTTGTATTAATCCAATATCTCTAAACATATCTTCGTAGGTTCTTCCTACCATATTTTCATTTATTCTAATATCTCTAATCAATTCAAATCTTTCTTGAAGAGACAATTCTATGTAAATATCATTGGCTAAAGAACCAATAGAAGTTGCTAAATCGCTAACTTCAACAAAAGACCATTGTTTAGATAAAACTTTTTTCTTAATTAGTTCTTTCATTCTTCCCTCTCCTTTAATTGTTCATATGCTTGTAGTCTGCTTTGTTTTAGTGAATTACCCATTTGTATAACTCCTGCTACTAAAGCACAAACCCATTCATGACTATCTTTAGGCACAACCCCTCTAAGTAATATTCTACTTGCAGTAACATAATCATTACAGTCTCTACATACTCTATCTTCAAAATTCTCAAGAAGAGGTTGAGGATTATTGCTTTCAAATTCCATCATTTTTTCATTACATAATTTACATTCTATTACATTAGTATTCATTTTATCAACCCCATGTGTCTTCTTGAGCCGCAGGACAAATACCAAAATAAGAGCATGAAGCACACATCTTGTAAAAGAAAGTTGGTGTAAATTCTTTTATTTCATATGCTTTTATAAGTTTAGCAATATTTAGTTTAACAGAAGTCATAGACCTTTTCTTTACTTCTTCAACTGTAATATGATTAGCCGCAGGATAATACCAACCCCAATGAGTGACCTTCATATCTTTGTTTAAACCATGTTTAGCCAAAACTTCTTCACTACAATTCTCTATCATTAATTGATAAAACGCCATTTCTTGACGCATAGAAGTTGTTTTGTAATCTTTCCAACCTCCTGTTTTATATTCAAAAGGAATTAAATTACCATTTTCTATAAATATTCTATCAATAATACCTTGAAGTCTAACCGTATATGGTCTGTTAAGAGTAAATTCTTGATAATTATTCCATGCTCCGCCTTTATATGGGCCAATTGGAATAACTATTTCTGTATCAAATAACCCTTCATTAACAATAGGAAGAAACTCATGTAGTTTATCTTCAGATTTTGCTTCAATAAATCGTTGTGCTTCAAATGCCGCTACATTTAATGTAATGTCAAAATAATCATCAACGGGCATTAAACTTGTGCAATATTCTAAGACTTCACTATTATTCATATTCTCGGCTTTTTTAATATCAAAATCATTAAAGAAATCTTCACGATGATTATGTAATACCGTTCCTTTACGCATGGCTTCGGTTTGGTCTTGTGGCCTTCTCTCAATATAATTAAATTGATACTTTTTAGGACACCAATTAAATGAACCTAAAGAAGATTTACTAATCTTCAATATTGGTTTAGATGGGTCATCAAAATTTTCCCATTCCCATTTATATGTAAAATCCTGCATGCTTGCTATTCTTGCTTTATATTTTTCATCTGTATTCATATTATCACCTATTCATTTGTAATTGTTTAACTTCATCAACAAATGCTCTTAATTCAGCGCACATATGGTCGTATAAAAAAACTAAATACTCTTCAAAAGTATAACCTCTAAACTGTTCATAATCGTCTTTTTCGGATTTATAATCTAAATATAAACCGTCTCTTACCTCTTCTAATCTTTCTCTTTCTAATAATATTTCATCTTCTCTCAAAACCATTCCTCCAAACTTCTTTGTATTGTTCCCGTTCTTATTGATGTTAAATCCCATGCCATCGCACTAAAAATAGGCTCGGCCTTCTTCACTACTTGTTCGGCGTAGTGCTTGAGGTCGGGATTACAACCCTCAAATTCCTTTGCAGTTGTGCATGATATATACTCAACTACTTTTCTTTCCTTTGTTAAAGGGTGAATATAATACTCGCTATTGTTTAATACTTTCATAAAGATATATGAATCATCAAATTCAGTATCTTTACTCCAAGCATAAATAACTCCTGCGATACCCGAACCTATTGTCGGTTTTTTACCTTCAAGAGTTGTGAATTTCTTTGTATGTGTAGCGCATTTACTACATACAGAATGCTCTAATTCTAAACATTCTTTTAGATGATATTTAGCATTACAATCCGGACATTTAACCATGAGCCTATTAGTTCTTAATCTACTTCTTTTAATAAGAGGCGTTAGTCCTAACTTTCCATCTAAAACATCGGCATACTTAGAGTAAAGAAATTGCACTATTTCTGCTTGTGACTTTTGATTTACCCACATTTTTAATACATCTGTTTGAACTTCTTTAGCCAACTTAGTTTCACTAACTCTTTTGGCAGTAAATCCGGTCATGCTGAATTTAGGCTCATCAAGCCATTCTCCATCTTCCCAAGACACCAAACCCGCATTTCTATTTCTAACAGTTCCGACACCTAATGCTGAAAAATACTTTTCAAACTCCAATACTACGGGGTGTTCATCTAACCCCATAACATTTGGAAAGTGTTCTCTTACGCTTTCTTCTATTTCTTTGATAGCCGTCTGCGCTTTTTCAACAGAATCTATTTGAACATAAATAGAATCAGTATGTCCATAAACTACTTTCATTATTTCATTCCCACCCTTGTTGGTGCATTTATCTTATTAATAACATAAAAGTCTCTATTTTCTCCAAGATATTCTTGCATCTCGCATACTGCTCGTTCTAACTTAGCAGTATTTATTTCAAATAATACATCTAAGTCTTTTTGTAAGCCCTTGATTGTCTTTTTTAATCCTTCTATTTCTTTTTGTAATTTATCTATATCATTCATACTATCACCGTCATAATTGTTATAATGGTCGCTATGTTCACGATATTTACCATCATTAATATCTTATTTGATTTTGCTATCATAGCCAGCAATTCTTCTAATAACTCATTCGTCTTATCCATCATCATAATGAACACTAATCCTCATATTCAAGCATTTTTCCATTATCATTAATGCCTTGTTCAACATCAATAATAATAGCATGACGCTTCAAGTTATTCATCATTTGAAATATCTCCTTTATTTCTTGCATGGTAATATCCCATGTTTCTTCTGTATCATACGATACCTTAACTGTTACAAATTTAGTTTTCATGTTTAATCCTCCTGTAAATCTTTCTTCCTTTAGAGGTTTTAATAGGCTCAACATATTTTTGTCTATTCAAATACCAACCAATAGCGGCATTATCACAAACAAATGTTGTTCCTCTTGTTTCAATTAGTTTTTCTTTTATTGACATAGCGAAAAATTCTTCGCCAATATCAAGGGATAAAACTAATTCATCTATCCATCTTTTAATGTGTGTGTTCATTCTTTTTCCTCCATATAATATTTATTTGAACGACTTGTTAATGGAATCCAAACAAAAGGAAGAACCTTATGAAAGAATGCCTTTTCTATTAAGTGTTCTCTAATACCTCTTGGTGGATATGTCGTTTTCCAATTATCTATGTTAAAACATTCTTTACAATGTTTTCCTGTCCTTTCTAAAGTAAAGGCTTTTCCACATTCGACGCAATTTCCTTTTTCACTCATTCTTCTTCACTCCAATTAGCATCAACAAGCCCTGTTCTTGATTCTTGAATCCAACAGAAGTGAACCCTTTTATCCATTAAATCCAATAACTTTTCAGCCTCAATTCTTGCTTCTTCGGCACATCTTTTACAATGGTATTTGCCTTCAAATTCCGGCCTACATCTTAGTGGTGTTTTACATTTCATATTTCCATCTCCTTCGCCTTAAACGCTGCTAATCTAATAGCCTCTCTTGCACTTGCTGTTATAGAAGCCGCTAAATTAACATTAGCCCAACCAAATCCTTGAAAGGCAATAATTCCGTAAAATGAAGCCATTAAACGCTTTACTGCCATTTGATTATTATGCCATTTTTGATACTCGCCACTATCATTAGAGGCTTTCATTCTTTTCTTATAGTCGTTTCTTAACTCTTTAAGTTCTAATACTGCTCTTGGCAATAAACCTAATTCATCTGTTTTAAAATACAACATATGTTTCATTTTAACAGGGCTAAAATCTCTTGGTGTTAGAATATTAACTGCAAATTCTGTTGGTTCTTCACTAATAGTTTCCCAACTTATATTGCGAGCAATCATCATAGAAGGATATAGACCTGCAAAATCAAAAGCCGCAACATTAAGATGTAATCCTTGAGTTTGTTCACTTAATGGGTCATAAATCATAGCCCCTTCATAAGTTTCTCTTTTCTCTACCTTACTTCCTGTCTTACATTTCCACCAAGCATTTCTCATAAAGTAAATACTTCCCATATGAGAAGCATAGAAACAAGCATCAAATGGTGCTTTTAGTAATCTTTGTAGTGATAGTATTGCTTCACTACAATAATTCATTTCATCTATCTCGACTATCAACTTTACATCTTGTATAGCATAGTCAAGATAAGTTTGAGTATCTTCTAACCAAGCCCTGCGATAAAATTCATTTGTATCGGGAAACTTCTCCGAGACAAGTTTCTTCTTGTTTAGAACTGTTTCACCAATATAATCAAGAGACAAAGAAGGTAATGTTCCTCTTTGTGAATCATTCCATTGTCTTTCAAATGCTAAATCTAAAGATAAAGTAATTCTTCCATTAATAGGTTGTTCAATAGGGCTAAAACCCTTTTCACCATATGCAAAGGAAAAACTATCTTTCTTTTTCTTAATACCTTTAATATGTCCTGTTGGCGACATTATTTGTGGATTAAGACCAAGAGCGCAGGTTCTTTCTAATAACTTAGGAATATCTGCAAAATGACCGAACCATGCAATTAACATATCGGGGTCTTTTACAACCATAGTTGTCATAAAGTTTTCAAGCATTTCTTTTTCAGTATTAAAAACCGACACATGTTGAACTTTATCGGTGGACATCTTAAACCCGTCATATGGTTCTTGATTAGGAAACCACACCCATTGAAAGTATTCCTTATCGTAATTATCATACACTACAATAGTAGTAATCTCATCATGGTGTTCTCCGCCTTGTTGCCATTCCATATCCCAATACCATTTACGCATTTTATACTCCGGCATTTCTTTTATTTCATCAACTGCATATCTAAAGTGAAAAGGCACATCAGCCTCATAGGTTTTCTTAAACATATCTTTAGCCTTTCTAATATCAAAAGAAGTATCAACTACAACTTTCTTTAACGGCTCATTATCAATATTAACCCAATCACCACGAATATACTCAAAGTCTCTATCAATATACTTTGATGCCTTATACTTGGAAGGTTCTTTCTCATCTTCTTTAACATAAAAATAAGGTTTAACTTCCACCATTTCAAACTTCTTTTCACCGTTCTCTCTCCAAGATTTATAGATTCTTTTACCATCATTCATCTTACTTATTATCATTAATATTCACGCACCTATATGTGGTGCTTTCAATAGTATTCTATCATTAGCCACTATCAAAAGCGGAAATTCATCTTTCATGTATATGTTTAACATTTGGTCTTTCTCAAAGAAAGCATAAAGAGGGCTACTAAATTCAATAGTTGCCCCTTCATTTGGATTAGTAATAAACAACGGAGTTAGCGTTTCTTCATACTTGTTAGTAATGCTTTGTCTTGTTGAAAGTGTTATTGTTTCATTCTTATCTAACTTGTATATGCCACTCTTAACCAATTCACATGCTTTAAGTGCATTCTGTAATTGTGCGTGTGTAATAGTAAATGCAGTTTCAAATTGTCCTTTGCCGAAAGTCCATAGTCTATTCGGATTTACTTCATATCTAACATGACTTAGCATTCCCTTAATTCTTGTTAATGGTTGAATTTGAGGGTGATTGACAACTAAAGGTATTGAAGCCTTCTTTGAATCACCACTTGTAATGGTAATAAAATCACCAACTGAAAATGTTATCTCATTAGAAAATGATTTCAAATAAGGAAGAACATTTGCGCTATCAAGACAGCAAATGCCTTCTTCGGATTCACCTTCTAATGGAATAGTTAGTGATACAAAGAAAGTTTGATTTCCATTCCAAATACTCAAATTATTATCTTTAACTTCTAAAAGAGCGTATGTTCCAAGATTGGTATTACCAAATCCATTATTAGTTGTTCCCTTTCCTTTAACTTGGACACTCTCTAATCCGTTCTTTAGTTCATTTGTTTCTATTGTAAATTTCATATTTTTCCACCACCATGTCTTGCACAGTAATACGGTTTTACATTATTAGCCTCATATCGGCAATCTGTTCCGTCTTTATTTTTATGGCGACAAGGAACTCTTGAAAATTTCTTTTTTACTTTGGCCGGACTATGTTCCTTACAAACTAAAAAGTTCCCTCTATCAGTGTTAATAGTTCTATATTCTCCATATTGACATAGCCTACTCCAACTAATTATAGATTCACCACAATATGCACAATTCAAATGAAAACCATTCAAATTAATCCCTCTCGCAATTCGGGAATACCTGTCCATGAAACTTTACCTGTTCCGACAGTTAATGATTCCCAAGTTTTACCGACAAGTGCAGTATTAGTTTTACTACTTAGTAATTCAGCCTTATACACTACATCGTTTTTCTTGCGAGTTCTTCTTGTTGAAATAATTTGGAACATATAATCTCCCCAATTGTGCCAATTAGGTTTAGAACCAATAACTTCTCCTGTTGCTCCGTAATCTGCTTTAGCATGAGTAATGTAGATTTGGTCGCAATCTAAATTCTTACACATCATCAATAAAGAATAAAATGGTGCATTTCTTTTGCCCCATTCAAATTTCATCTTTTGTGGTTTGCCAATTTTAGAACTTCCAGTCACATTTAATGTGCAACAATCAAGCCACTTATCTACTCCATCAAATACAAACAAAACATCTTCTCCTTCTGCTATTTTAGACTTAACGAATAAAACAAAATCTTCGGAATTTGCTTCCGACTTTTGAATATCTAATTCGCCATTTTCATTTCTTACTTCGGGATTCCACAAAGTAATTCTTTCAGTCATCTCATGGTTTTGTCTCCATGTAGGTTCGCAACCATTATCCCAATCTAAAACATAAATTTGTTTATTAGGGAAATCAAGGGCTAATCCACTTTTGACTGTTTTGGGTTCTCCCCAAATACCACAGACTAAACGATTACTTCTTGCTAATCTACCTTCTGTTTGTTTCTTTAATTTATCCTGAAATGCGACAACTCTTTGGTTCTCTATCATTTCATTCGCTACTGCCGGTTGTTTATTCTTACTTGTTAAACTCATTATATCACCATTCCTCTATTATATCTTCATCTTCTATATTTATTTTCTTTCCATTAAGTTTAGACCATGTTTCCAATACTGTTTTTAAATCTTCAATATTATTACAAACATATCTTGCTTCTTTAGTTCCAATATGGAACTTAGCCCAATAGGTATTTTCTTTCTTGTCATTTTCTTTCCAAGTAATAAAATCTACTTTAGACAAGTCAATCATATAACTATTGGTCTTTATTAAATACTTATCTTCTTTTAGTTCATTCATAGGTAAATCCCCCTACTCCTAACCAATCACGAACATAAGAATCTAAAAACCTTTCAAGGTCTTCAAGTTCTAAATATTGGATTATTGTTCCTGCGCTTGAATACACTTTCAATTCCATACCTAACACTCCATTTGAGTTCCATGAAATGTGTTGGATTTTATCGTAGTGAATAAACGCTCTATCTGTTTTTAGTGCATTTTTAAAAATTCTTATCATATTAATTTCTCCTTAAATATAGGCTTCGCACCTATCCGAGTATCAATTGCTTCCACAAGTTCATACTTACACTTGCTACCTTTTTTTACTCCCAACATGAATTCTGTAATGTCGCCAACACATCATACCGCAAACTATGAAGGCCAATATAAACCTCACGACATTTCTACGGGGGAATAACCGGAATCTAATCAAAACCAATCAAAGTTATCCTCAACTGGTTGAGAGACTTCAACTGCTGAACCATGCTTTAGGGTGCAATAAATACCCGAAGCATTAATTGTTGTTGGTTCAACTCCTTCATCGGTTGTTCTTTGGCTTGTTCGGCCAACAATAATAACTGATGATTGAATCCCGAAATCAATATTCAAATGTGGAGGAATCCAACAAGTGACAATTCCCGAACCATCGGAATAATCCAATTCATAATCAATATCTGTTATATTGATAATTCTATTACCGTTCTTTGTTGGAGTCATATTCATATTAGTGACTGTTCCATCTGTAATTACAAATCTTTCTTTAGAAGGTAATTCCTGTCTTTGAATATGCGCTCTATCTAATTCCATAAGTGGAGTTAGATGAGAACCAAAGTTATTTCTTAGACAATCTTCAAATTCAAAGTTAGACATATCCCTAAATAATTCATTATCCGGACTCATTTCACTATTTAATGAAAGACTATTGAATGTTAAATCTTTAGCCCCATAAATATCTGTTCCTGCATCATTAGCAACACAAAGGAAATGCACCCATTCAAATGTATTAGGTGCAAAATCTACTCCGCCTTGATTCTTATAAGAAAAGAAATAAGGTTTCATTTCACTTGTTCCAACAGAACCATAAAATATACCGCTTCTTCTCATTTGTTGTGGTGGTAGTGGTTTTCCGTATTGTGCATTCTTTCCGCCATTCATATAAACGGGTGTGTTATCTAAAGGAACATAATATCGGCCATCTTCTGTTTCTTCTGCTCCCGCAGGTAGAGATGAAATGGTTTTTTCTTCATATTCTCCATGTTGATAACGGGAAATAACCCACTTACCTAAAGCGTTTTCATTTGCTATTGCTACAATTCCTTTTTCAAGGGCATTATCAGCATCACGCATAAACTCTTCTTTTGCTTTCATTCTGTTCCACGCCATCATATCTCTTGGTTCTTCTAAAGCAACAAAGAATCCAAATGCTGCCTTGTAAAAAGAATCATTACTGTTGTTATTGTTATTATTTGAATCTCCCTCTTGGGTTCTTCTAACATTCGCAACATAGTTTCTCCATACACCTTTAGCAATTGGGGCGGTTGTTTCAATTCCGTTTTCTTCGCAAACTTCAACGAATTTTGCTAACGCTTCTTCTTCGCTCAAACCAATATATTGTGCGCTTTTAATCACTTCTGCTTTCATATCTTCATTCATATTTTTCACTTTCCTATTTTTTGTTTTTTTGTTTTTGTTTTTGTTCAATTCTATGATAGTTGGCCAATTAACCATGAGGCTAATACTTTAGGAGTCATAGTGGTTGAACGCCATTCACTTTCTCCTATCGTTCTAAGGACTTTAAATTTCAAATTGCTATCTAATTCAGCAATTAATACTGCGTCATGCAAGCCAATACAAATTTCACGGATAGTATATCCATCGTAAAGTAAGTTATGTATTGCCTGTAAAGAATCTGCCTGTTTATCAATTATTTTCATTAGTATTTTGCTATATTCATCTAAACTGTTATTCACCTGTGCCTTGAGGGAAGAATCACTTGCTTTTGCGGCCTGTAATTCGGTAATCGCCCTCCGCATATCACCGTTCATAGCATATATAAAGGAGTTCAAATCATTGGTTTCAAAACGAGTTATACCTTCTTTTTGAAGGATTGATTGTATTACTTCCAATACTGATTCATTACTCAATGGCTTAAAATGATAGTTAGCACATCTACTTTGTAATGCAAAGATAATCTTATTTCTATCATTACAAGTAATAATAAATCTTATATTACTTGAATATCTTTCCATAATGCGCTTTAATGCGTTTTGAGCATCATTAGTCATTCCATCCATTTCATCTAATAATACGATTCTAAATGGTGCATCACCTATTGTTGCACTTTGAGCAATATTCTTTATTGTTGTTCTTACTGTTTCTAATCTTCTATCATCGGAAGCATTTACTTCTATATAATTATCAATAAAAGATTCACCAAGTATTTCTTTGGCTAATACTAAAGAAGCACTTGTTTTCCCATTTCCCGGATTTCCATGAATTAAAACATTAGGCATGTTTCTTTCTTCTATCCATGTTTTAGCGTCTAAAGTAAAGTGTTCTTGTCCTATTAAGTCATTTAACTTATTCGGCCTGTATTTTTCTGTCCATAACATTATATCCTCTCCAACTTAGATTCTATCTTTTCTATCTTATCCATAACATCATATATTGCTTGAGATAATTCCATACCTATGTGATGGGGTTTGTAAATATCAACCCAATCTAAGGTTTCATAAATAGTGTCTATGTCTTCCAATTCCCTTAACAATTCCTTGTAGTCTTTTAATTTGTTTTCTATTTCTTTTATCTTGTCCGATGCTTTCATTTTTATTCCTCTCTTTTTCCTTCGCAAAAATCTCTCATAACTGTTATATCTGCTTTATTATATTCATGGGTCACTTCATGTAGGCTCATGGATTTGCCCTTCATCTTCTTCCTTCTTTCTAATTTGAAGTTAGCCCTATAATCCATGTATTTTTCCCAAGTGCCATTTTTATGCATCCTTGTTCTTAACTTATTATATTCTAAATAGTGTTCTTTTACTTCGGGGCTTCTATTTTTATGATTCCACTTTCGCTTAAACCTCTCCGGTGATTTCAGCCTCAATCTTTCATATCTTGTTCTTGGATATGCGTTTAATTTTGTTAGTTCTTCTACTATTGAATTTACATATTCGCTAACTACACCCAATGGAACTAACTCTAACAATAATCTAATTTTCTCTATCTGTTCCTCAAACTCTTTTTTAATTTCTTTTTCAGTTTTTAACCTAATCTCTTTTTCCATTTTTATTCCTCCATATATTAACATCGCTATTATTACATTTTCCAATCTTTTCAAATCTTTTATTTCTAAGTAGTTGTGCAATTTGATTTGAGGTAAATGAATATGACCTATTGGAAGAATTGCGCTTCCTTGAATTTTCTTTATTTAATTCATCCATTATCTGCCTACAAGTCATTTCTTTATCTTGTAAAACAGATTCTATTCTATAAATTAATTTTCTTGTTTTCATAAATAATCCTCCAAAGAGGTTTGTTTTGCTCTTATTGGGTCTGTCTTTTTTCTTTTTCTTTTTTCACCTAAACCTAAAAGACGACATTCCCCGTTGTTTAGTTTCTTTTTGAATTGAGAAACAACGGTCTTATCCATACAAAGTTGCTGTAAGACTCTTGGATTCTTGACTCCAAGCCTTCTTGCTAACTTAGGTAATACCGAATATTTCCTTCTTTTAGGCATATTTAACCTATCAAAAGAACCTCCTTCATGTGCATAGGCTAACATTTCATAAAAGTATTTTTGACTCCATCTTCTCTTTACTACACCATCAACAAAGATTAATCTATGCGGGTGCATATTTTCACTTAACCAAGATACTATTTGAGTGTCCGGAGGTTTGTTATAAACTAATAACTTAGCAACTAAATCTCTATCTCTCTCCTTCAGGTAGCCCCTTACGAGGGAATAGGTATCTCTTTCAAAAGAAAACGGTTTTTCTGAATTAGGGGCAATTGATTTAATTGACTCTTCAAGAAAGTTATAAGAACCTGCCCGTTTTATACGACACATATCTTTTATTTCTTTGGGAACGGATTTCTCATTAATGGAAGTTAATACAATTTGTCCTCTATAATTCCTTAAAATAAATAGAATTGCTTGTTTATCAGGTTTATAGTGAACATCTTCTATGATAATACCATTTTCCATAGGAAAAGAACCTACATCAATATTAATATCATTAGCAAAAACAATCATTGGTTCTTTTACTAATGTTAATGCTTGAGTTGATTTTCCTGTTCCTATTTTGCCTGTTATTAAAATTGCTCTATTTTGATTCATTGTTGTTAATCCCATTAAATTACCCCTTTTAATTCTAATAATTTATCTAATCCTTTTTGTGTCAAATGTTCTTTGTTCACCAACATTTTAACTACCGTATCAACCGTAGTCCACTCTCCTTGACGACTTTCTAAATTGTCGGGAATGTTTTCTATTACTCTCTTAAGGTTCATTATCCCGCTAATATAGAGTATTGGTTTTGGTCTTGAAGATGATTCTTCATTATGATAAGAAGAATACACTCCCCAATGCAATAAAGACCGTTGCACACCATTTAGAAACTTAGCCTTTCCTCTTATGGCCAAACCTATTATTGGTTTGTAGCCAATCTTTAATTCATCTGTTCTAATAATCTTGAACTGAACTTTTGCACATGATAATAAAATTCCTACTAACATATCTTTACTAAACATAATTCTCACTTACTTTTATTCCTAAGTATTCGCATTTGTATCTAAGAAAATTTAGCCCATCTAAGATTATTCCTTTGATGGTATTTTCTGTTTCCGAAGCGTCTCCTGCAAAGATAAACGCTAAACTTGTTCCTTGATAAGTATTCCAAGCAACTGCTTGCTTCTCATCTATTGGGTCAAAAAATACTGCCATTTCCGAGTATTTCTTAATCTGTTGAAGATGAATAACTACTCCCTTAATCAACAGTTCCACTTCTTCTTCTTTCAAATCCCCAAATACTACAAATGTAAAACTTGTAGCCGTTCCATGACTTTCTATCCATTCTTGAATATGAAGGTCATTGAACATAATAATCATTCCTTCATGTATTCCATGTTTGACGGCCAATATCCATTAGGTGCAGTATTTGTTTCTAACCAAAAGAAATGTGCGGCAGTTATTCGACTATCGCCCCTGCTTATAGCGTTTTCTTCTGCGTTGGCTATTAAGTTGCATAAAGCCGTTTCAACCCATTCACCCACGAAATACCTTGCTTGATTAGAAACTTGTAAATCTGTATTTTCCTTAAACAGTTTTGTTATATTCACCTTTGTTTTTGGTTTATGTTTTGGTATTTGTGGTTTCTCCGGAATAACAATTGCATTATCTTTGATATAAGGACAATACTTCTGTAATACTAATTTAGGTCTGCCTTGCTCATGTAATATATTTTTAAGATGAGCATAACCTTCTTTATCAATTTTAATACATCTATAAGTTATGGTATCAATAATTGTCATTTCTCCTGCTTGAATCATAATCATTCCTCTTCCAATGGTTCTAACGCCTGTTGTAATACTGCTTTAATTAAGCCAATATCATCATTTCCATTCTCTATAAAATTAAGAGCAGTTAGTATGATGTGCTTATGTCTTTGGTCGTCAAGAGCGTATTTATCATTCTCAAGCATGCCTAAAGTTTGAGCAATCTTCTTTTTGGCATCTTTTCTTTGATAGTTTGTTTCGCCTTGTTGATGTAAAAGAATAAATCTTCTTTGATATAAACCGAGAAGATGAACATATTGAGTTCTTATTCTTCTCATGATATTCCTAATTTCACGATTAGTTTGGTTCATTGATAAATCACTTATCTTTATACTTCTACCAAATATATCTGTCATGTATTTAGTATTCCATGATGCACCTTTATTTTTCATTCTAATCTCTCCACATCTTCTAAGGTATTAATATCCGCAACAAACTTATCATCTCTAATTCTAACACATCTTGGGAATCTTAAGCCTAAGTTGTCCTTTTCATCTCTTGAAACTAAATCAGCCTTAACTTCTAAAACAACAACTGGTGAAACAAAGAACTGCCCGTTCTCAAATTTCTCAACATTTCTTCTTAGTGTATTTGTTAGTGTGATTAAATCCTCATCGGAAAAACCACTACCACACCAACCAACGCTTTGATAACCATTGTCGGATTTTACTCCTAATTCAAATGTTCCGAATACATTTGCTCTTTTACCTTCTCCATACTTAGTAGATAATATAACTACATCAAGATTAATTTGTGGTGGTTTGTATTTAGCCCAACCAACACTTCTTTTCCCTGCTTCATAAGCCATTGAAGAATCTTTGACGATAATACCTTCAAAACCATCATTAATTGCTTGATGATAAAAAGCCATAATATCACCTTCTGTTATTCGGTGCGCTTGATTCGGTAAATCTTTCATCTTCTCAAGTCTTTCATTGTATGGCAAATCCATAATAGTTTCATCGTTTAGCATAAGACAATCAAAGATAACCCATTCAACCTTTACCTTTTCAGCCGCTTCTAAATGATTCTTAGAATGAACTCTTGTAGCCATTAGTTTATGTGGCGCAGGTGTTCCATCATCTTTTATTGGATATATTTCACCATCAAGTATTGCGTTCTTAATATCATACTTTGCACATAATAAAACAATATCGGGGAATTGAACTGTTACCAATTTACCCTTACGATTAAAAATCATTACCTTGCCATCTTCAATATGAATTTGATACCTATTACCATCATACTTGTAATCAACAACAAAGTTAGTTGGCCATTTATTCATAGGCACTTCTTTTGCTAACATAGGTGCTACAAACTTTCCGTGTGTTAAATTACATGGAGGTTCTATCCCTCTTTCATAGGCAGAACAAACTACTTCAATAGAATTAAAGTTCAAGTGTTTCTTAACCTCTTTAACTTTCTTCTTGTAGTAATGAGCCATAATTTTCGTGACTGTTCCTCTATTGATACCGTTTCTTGGTGTTCTTAGAAGATACCTAATGAACCATCTTCGGCCATTAGCAGACATACCAACTAAAGCCGTTTCTACATTTGTAAAAACATCGGAATCAATTTTACCACAATTAAATTCCAATATTAGTTTAGCACTTAGTAAAGGAATGCCTTGTAGTATTTCTGTTTCTGCTGAAACATCAAGATAATATATCGCATCTCCTAAATCATTATGAGCCGCTAACAGTCCATCTATTTCACTTTCAAATACATCGAATATCTTCGCTAACCATTTCTTAGCCTTTGCTAAACCTAAGTTATTAGCAGTAAGGTTATCTTTATCTAAAATAGATAATACTAATCCTTTATTTTCAAAATTCTCAAGAGCGTTTCCTATCATTTTTATCTGTTGCGTTGGTGTTAGAGTATCGCTCGCTTCTAATAACCTTGCCATTCGTTCCCATGTCATCTATAATCACTTCCATATTTTCATTTATATTTTTTATCAGTTCTTTTAACAGGCTACTGATTTTCCCGTCATGCTTTTCAGCATATGTCCACATAGCATTTGCTAAGTAAATCCATTCATTCTTCTTCATTTGATTCTTCCCCATCTAATCTTTGAAGCAATCTCAAGAAGTTAGCCATGATTTGTTGTATAGTATGTATTTCTTCTTGGTTGCCTCTTTCAATAAAGCGGTGCATCATATGAATAAAAGTTGCTTGAGTAATAGCAGGTGCTAATCTTGCTAAATCGTTATGGGAATAAATCTCCCAATAACAAACAAAAGAGGCTCTTGCTAAGTAATTACCTTTAGCGATACCTGCATATCCCATATTAAAATGTTCTAATTCAACATCATTAAGTGCTTTCTTTTGTTTCTTAGCCCATTCATCAAACTTCTTATCATTTGTTGTTATTAAAAATAATTTATTGTTCATCTTCTTCAACTCCTTTATCCATAAAATCTCTTAATGTTTTGTAAAATCTACTGTATGCTAATTCAACATGAAGTCTTTGAACTCTACTTCCTGCCCCTTTTCTTGGTGGAACAGTCATTTGACTTTCCAAATACTGTGCAAATAAATCCATTAAATCTGCTGAACAGTTAATGAATAAATCTACTGAACCATGTCCATACTGTCTATCTTCGTTTGCTTTCTTCAAACTCTTTTTGGCTTGAACTACGCTTATTCTTTTCATTCTATCTCTCTCCCTAATATTTGTAATAATAATTTTGCTTCTTCCATGTTCAACCGAACACCCTTATTTGTTGGTTTATTATCTTTAAACCATCGAATATCCAAGACTTCGATATTCCAATATTTGCCTTTTTTAATTTTACATTCCATGCTATCGTCACGGATAATAGTTCCAATAACTTCAAACTCATCGGTCAATTCATCCACCCCTGTTTGAATTTATCTAAATCTTGTCTTGATGTAAAGTATCTTGGTGTATCTAATTCATCAATACGATTAACAACCCAACATACGCCTCCTAATGAAGAAACTTGAACTACTTCAAATTGACCTCCATTAACTTCTAAAACTTCTTTAGTGTTTATTTTAGGAACTAATCCCCACTTAAGCGTTAATTCTTGAGCAACCTCATGTATGTTTTCAGCAACATATTTTATGATATGCGCTCTTTGAATTGGAATTTTTGGTGCAACTTCAATTGCTAATTCGCCTGTCATTTTACAGACATTACATTTGTTTCCTAAACAAATAGGACACTTTACTCTTGCTTTATGCGGAGCAGGTAAATTAACTGTTATTGCTTTCTTTTTCATTTTCTCATACTCCTAACGCATTTTACACAAACACCATATCTTCTAAGATAATAAATATCAGTTGTTCTTACTCTTCTATGGCATCTTTTACAGTCTTGAACCATTACTTTTCCCGCCGTTCTACTTTTAGTGTGCCGTCGCTTTGTTTTATAAGAATAGTCATAGAACCGTCTTTGTAAACAATAGTCATTCTTACAATGTCTTTATCATCAAACATATTTAAGCCTCCGCTAAAGTGTATAATTTCGCTAATCTAAATACAGGGATAATTTTCCCGTTAATTTTAACATGAGGGCTGGGTCTTAAGATTCTATTATCTTCCCTGCCTAAGTTAATTTCTTTGAAATAAAACTCTATGTGGAAGTCCTTAGTTGCTTTTAGCATAGGGTTTTCTTTAGTCCATTTATACTTTCTCAATTCTTTCTCTAATCTCTTAATTTCTTCACTCATTTTAATTTCTCTTTCATTCATATTTATACCTCCGGCAATAATACTGCTACATCTGTTGAGTAGAATAAAGATGCTATTGATAATGCCGCCAAGAAACTATTCTTAACTACCTTATATGGGTCAAAGACTCCTGCTTCTTCTAAATTTTCTACCTTATTAGTGAGGGCATTATAGCCCATACCGGAAGAAACATCAATTTTTAATTTTGATGAAACATCACCGCTATTCTCAATCAATGTTAGCATTGGTTGTTTTAAAGAATATGTGAACCACTTCGGTAAAGTATCATCTTTTGCTAATTTAGCATATAATGTTCCTCCACCAACTACAATTCCTTCTTCTAATGCAGCCTTTGTTGCGTGTAAAGCATCATCAAGTCTTTCTTTAGTTTCTCGCATTTCAATAGATGAAGAAGCACCAATTCTAATTGTGGCAACTCCCCCGCTAAGTTTTGCTATTCTGTTTTTGATTCTTGCTAATTCATGTCCTTTAGTATCTTTAGCCTGTTTCTTAAGCGTTTCAATTCTACTTAGAACCTCATATTCTTTTTCTTCATTTGTTCCAATAAAGGTAGTTGATTCTTTGGTAATAGATACTTTCTTACAAGTTCCTAAATCTAAAAGAGTGAAAACTTTAGGGTCGTCTTTGCTTTCTTCAACAAATACTCGCCCACCTAATGCACACGCTATATCGCCTAATTCATCTATTTGAGCATCACCAAAATTAGGCGAAAGAACAACGGCACATTGAACAGTCTTTTGTAAAAGATTCATAACTAAATTATTCATGGCTGAACCATCAAAGCCTTTACAGAAAATAACAAGAGGCCGGTTGTTTGCTGAACTAAATTCTAATAGTGGCATAATATCGCTAAACTTTCTAATAGAAATATTAGACATAAACACTAATGGATTATCAAACTCAACCCGACCATTTTCAGTATTACACATCAAATGACTTAGATAACCTTCATTGATTTCCATACCCTTTCTAATATCAATTTCTGTATTATAATTATTAGATTCCTCAACTGTAATAATACCGTCTCTTCCAACTTCATCAATTGCACCTTTGATTAAACTACCCAGATGCCTGTCATTGTTTGCCGCTATTGTAGCGACATTTAGAATATCATCGTTTTCTACTTCAACAACATAAGTATCTAAATAATTAATCATCGTATCTCTTAAATCGCTAATTAAGTTATTAAAATCATGAATTGACATATCTTCTCCAAAATCAACTAAATTATTACAAAAAGCCTGTGCTAAAATACAAGCAGTAGTAGTTCCATCGCCTGAATTATCTTGTGCTTTACTTGCTAAGTTTTGAACTAATTGAATCCCCATTTGAACATAGGGGTCTTCGTGGCTAATATATTTTGTAATAGTCACTCCGTCATTAATAATAATGGGTGGATTACCTTGCAGTATAACTGTTTTGGCTTGTGGGCCAAGTGTAGGTTTTACTGTATTAGCAACTAAATTAATTCCTTCTAACAATTTCTTTTTAACTTCTATTCTATCATTCAGTATCATTCTTTCCTCTCCTATATTGTGTTTCTTTAATTCCTTCTTGTATTAAATAAACCATAATCTCATTTGTTGTCATATTTAAGTCGTCTCTCATCTTCATTATGAAACTCCATTGTCCTTCTGTAATTGGTAGTGAATCAATATTTATTTCCTTCATTCTTTCACCAACTTAGTTTGTTTTGTTTTAGAAAATACTCCCAACAAGTTTTCTGTTGGAACAAAAATCATATCTTCATGAGTTGGAAATCTATGTCTATCATCAAATAGAACTTCTTGACCTTCTAATTCGGGATATTTAGGACATGAAACAACAAGCCCCCTACCATCAGTTTTGATTTGAATACCACTTGAAGAAGTTGAGTTCTCAAGTTTAATTATGCAATTATCTCCAATAGCCCTCATTCCTCTTCCTCCGATGGTAAAGCAACCCAACCTCTTGCAGTTTCGGAAACCCATACTGATGTATGAGTTTTGTAGAACTGTTTCAGTCTTTTGTCTCTTTCTGTTTCTTTAGACCAAGTAATGCCTCTATCTTCCCTTCTAATGTTTTTATCATTAGGGTGTCTTTCTTGATGCCTTCTTTGTCTTTCAAGAAGAGTTTTAGGTTCTTCATCTACAACTATTTCCCCATATTCTCTTTTCTTTTGTTTTCTTTTATTATACATATTTATTCCTCATAATATTCTTTTTCATCTACTTCCTTTATGCCGTCATGGTCTTGGCACTTACTACACGACCAATAACCTAAATCATCATTTGCTTCTTCATCACAAAAAACACAAATCATAATTTTTGTCATTCTTCTCCATCTCCAAATTGATTCCATGTTTGAGTTCTTTCTAAATCGTGATTAACATAAATATCTAATTGTTTAGGTTTATCGTTTTCCCAAAAACCATAATGACCTTTCCCACCTAAAACATAAGCAGTTTCCATTAATGGTTGCCAAATAGATACTGTGCTAATATCTGTTCCACTAAAATAAGCACTACCGAATGGGTGTGTATGAATCCAACATCTAACAGGCATTTTCATTCCTTTAGGAACAGAACCAAAATCAACAAAACCGGATGAACCGGATGAAACATAACAATCATTCTTTGCATCAATAACAACTTGAACTTCTAAATTAGGTAGTATTTCGGTTGAAGCATGCCAAATAGCATCATGGAAAGGAATATTATGATATGCTACCATCTCTAATAATGTTTTATCATCGTGTGGCACACCTTCTAATCTTTCTTTAAGAATATCTTCATATGCTGACATAACATGATATTCAGCCTCCACTCTTGCTATTTCTATTTCTTCTAAATATTTATCATATCCGTCATCATCACTATTAATTTCTTTAAAATAGTGGTCTTTTATTTTACCCATTTTAATCTCTCCTTAGTTGTTTCTTAATCTTATCAAGTCTCTTTTGTAATCTTGCTTCTTTTCTTGCTTTCCTTCGCTCCTTACGGCTTGGTTTTGACGGCTTGGCCGACTTAGCCTTACGCTTGTTAATGACCTTAGAGGCGGCTATAAGCATTGAATGGTGTTGAGGTTCTGTGCTATCAACAAGATATTCTAATCTACCTGCTATTACAGAATAGGATTGATTGAATTTTGCTCTTGCTTCATCTATTGATAATTCATAAAAATTACAAAGAATATCAAAATCTTGTTCTTCTGTCCACATAGTTTTTGCTACATTAGGCTTTACAACGATAGAACGATTTACCTTTTCTACATCTAAATACTTAGATTCAGTTTTTCTTTTCCTTGTTCCCATATTTTTAATATGAGCATTCTTTAGTGCTACAAACTTTTCTGCATCTTCCTTTGTTATCTTATCACCAATTTTAGATTCCATATCAAATCTTCTTGGAGGCCAATAATCAAGGCCAAGTGCTTCTCTTTGCTTCTTTGAATAGCCATTATTATCGGATAATCCGGCTTTAAGCAATTTGGCATTAATAGTCTGCATTTGTTTTTCTTTCTTAGAACTGCTTTTAGGCTTCTTTCTAACAATATACCATTGGCGTTCAACTGCCGGTGGGTTTCTGCCAAATGATTTAGCAAGAACTCTTGCTTCTTTTGCACTTTTACAAGCCCTTATTTGCTTAATTTCTTCTTTCGTATATTTACTTCTTTTCATATTTTTCACTTCCTTATTTTTATTTTCTTTTTGAGGTTTAATTACCTCTTGAATTTCTTTTGATGGGGTTTGTTTCAAAAGATTCTCCCATCTTTTAATGTTGAGAGGCTTACCAAATATTTCACCGTAAGCCATCATAGTTTGTTTTTCAGTCATAAGATTATGATGGCACTTATGTATAAAATCAATTTCTTCTTGGGGATAATCTACATTATTTTCAGTCAGCATTCTATATAATTTTTTAAGAGTGTTGCCTGAAACAGTTGTGTCAAACTTTCTGTTAAAGTTTCTCGCCATTCTATCCCAAGATACATGCCTTGCTGATGCTGAAACAACATATGCTATTTCTTGATTAGACCATTTACTTAACCAACTCATAGATTCACCACCATATAATCTCTAACTTCATCATTATTTTGAAACCATCTTTGAGTCCATTGTGCGCCCATTCCCGCAATAGCAACTTGCATAAAATGAACTCCCTCATTTGAACCATTCCAAGAATCACCTTGACAAGAAAAAGACCGTTCTTCACCCGCTAAAAGCATATCATACATTTTCGGGTCGGCCTTATAACTTACTAAAGCGGCATTTCTGCCTTGCGCTCGTAAATCAAGCCATTTAAGACTTGTGTTGTATAAGGTCTTTCTTACGCCTAAGTTATCTACACAACAAATAACCAAGTCATATCCTT